GAGCTTCCTTGACAGCGATCGGACCTATGGTGCTCGTCGCGTCTGGCACGACCTGCTGGCGGACGGTGCGTCGTGCGGTCTGCATCGGGTCGAACGGTTGAGAAGGGCCGCGCCCTGCTGCCGCTGATGGCGACGGCCGCCGCCGTCGAAGCCCTCGAAACTCTGCTTCGCCAGAGCGGCACGTCGTTCAACCAGGGCGGCCGCGCCGAAGACGATCCGCACAAGATCGAAGGCTACGAGAACATGAGCTTCCGCCAGCGCATGGCGGCGATCGAGGCCCGCAAGGCTCGCTCGTAACGGAGACAGGAACCAATGGTCACCATCACCCCCACCATCACCGCGCCGATCACCATGGCGGAGTACGCGCAGACCATGCCCGAGGACAGCGCGACGCGCGTCTTCGTGGAGAACATGGTTCGCGCCTCCGATCTCATGGCGGCTACGCCGATCCTGCCCGCCATCCAGGGCAAGCGCGCCTTCACCGACATCAGCGGTGTTCCGACGGTCGGCTTCCGCAACTTCAACGCTCCGGGCAACGAGCAGACCGGCTCGTTCAATCTGCGTGAGGAAGACACCTTCCCGATCGACGAATACATCAAGGTCGACCGCGCGCTGGTCGCCCGCCTCGGCCCGGATCACCGCCACAAGCAGCGCGAACTCAAGACGATCGCGCTCGGCCAGTACTTCAGCCAGGTCATGGTGAAGGGTGATAACTCCGCGAGTGGCGCCAAGCAGCCGAACGGCCTTCAGGTGCGTTGCCAGAACCCCAATTACAACCTCATGCACAATTCGGTCGCTTCGGGCGGCGCGGCGCTGTCGCTCGCCAGCCTCGACCAGCTCTACTGGCTGGTCAACAAGCCGACGCACTGGATCTTCCCGCGCGGCCTGATGCCGTTCCTCGACATCGCCGCGCGCAACTCGACGCTCACCGGCCAGTCGATCGTCTACGACAACGACGTTGACAGCTTCGGCCGCCGGATCATGCGCTACAAGGGGCTGCCGATCCTCTACGGCTACGAACCGGACGACACGCCGGACCTGCTGCCCTTCACCGAAGTCGGTGTTGGTGGTGGCCTTGCGCAGACGGCTTCCATCTACTGCGTCAGCCTTCGCGACGGCGGTCTCTATGCCATCGAGCAGACCCCGCTGGACGTGGTCGACGAGGGAGCCGTTACCGGCTCGCCGTTCCTGTCCGACCACATCATGTGGGACTGGGGTATCGCCCGCGAACATCCGCGCTCGGTCGCCCGCCTCACCTCCGTCACCGCGTCGAACATCGTCGCCTAACAGGAGAGCAGTCCATGCCTCTGACCAATCTCAGCCTGCCGGCGATCCTGCCAGAGCGTGCCGTGCCCTTCGATGCGGCCATGGCCTTCGCCAATCCGCAGACGCTCACCGCCTCGGGCTATGTGAACGCCCTCAACACGCAGCTCGACCTCATGCCGGGCCGCTTCGATGGCTACCTCAACCTCGACGTCTCGGCGATGGACTTTTCGAGCGGCGACGAGACCTACAAGCTCTTCCTGCTGGGCTCGAATGATCCGGCCTGGGGCAACGGCAATGTCGAGATGCTGGCGGCGCGCGACTTTGCCGCGGCCTCGGCTGGCCGGCTGCTCGGCACGATCTGCCCGGCGTCCTATCCGGTGCCGACGACCGGCCGTTCGGCCACCAAGTTCATGATCCCCTTCACCAACCTGATTGGCGCCTACCAGCTCCGCTATCTGCAACTCTACGCGCAGCTCGCCGGCACGACGCCGTCAACCCGGCCGATGCCAACGGGACGAGCCTTGCCGACTATGCGCGCAGGCGGAACGAAGGACAGCTTGTGCTTCCACTCGTCAAGGCTGGCTGCCGCCTTTTCACCGAACAGCTCGTTGAAGTCGAGCGGCATCTTTCGGTCGATCTGATCCATGAAGGAGAATGCCGCCGACGCCTTCCCCCAATCGGGGCTGTTCGCCATCGCGACCACGGCGCCGGATACTTCCTTTGATCCGAGCGTCGCCTTGATGCTGTCACGATCCATCGCGGCGATGCTGTTGAGCGTGCCGGCGACAACAGCGCCGGTCTGAGTCCGCATCACATCGCCAATGGTGGTGGAGAACCCCGGCCCTGCGGCCATCGGGTCCGGGGCAGCAACGCCAGTCATCCGGCGCGGCGCGCTGCCGAGATCCTGAAGAACGTCACTTTCGGCGATCAGTGGCATAGTGTCCTCACGGCAGCTTGTAGGGGCTGGCTTCGTCGCGCTCTTCGAGACTGAGCGGCTTACCGATGCGAGCGAGTGACCTCTGATCAGCATCGCGCCGCTGGCGCTCGGCGTTGACGGGTGCCTGGGCTTTGTCGAGATCAGGCATGAAGCGCAGCGGATCGCCCGGCGCCTGCTCGAGGAGGTGCCACGTACCGTCATCTGCCTCGACGACAACGCGGTATGTCGGTGCCTTCTTGGCTGCCGCCCCGGCCTCCGTGGTCTGGTCTGCGACAAGGCCGTAGTTTCTAGGCGGCATGCGGGCGGCGAGATCCCTGCCCGACGTCAGCGAGTAAAGCTCGGCGGCAACCGGGGCGATTGCCTTGGCTACTTCGCTGGTACCCGGCTTGATGCCGAAGTGCGCGGCAACGTCGGCGTCGAGCTGAGTACGGATCCAGTCGTAGGAACCGTCGACTTGAGGGAAGTATTTCTCGGGTGGATTGGCCATGATGCGCCCGCCGTTTGCCACCGACGGCGCCCATTTCTGGGCGATCTGTTTGGCCGCAAAATCAGCCGCGGCGCTCTCGTTGCCGCCGTTGCGGACATAGGCGTCCGCAAAGCGGGCTGAGAAGTCGGCATAGAGCTGCCCTTCGCTGCCAAGCGGGCCAACCGCTTCGCCAACCGGCGAGCAACCGAACTGCGAGAGAATGCCGATAGGGCCGGGCGACGGGGCAATGCCCGTGGCGATGCAGTCTTCGAGACGCGCATCCGCGAACGTGGCAACACGCTGCAGGATCGCGTCAGCGGCAAGTCTGCCGAGATCGACAAGCTCTACGATGACCTCGCTACCCTCAATGACATGCGCAACAGTGCCCGCAAGGAGATCGAGAAGGAGCTGGGGAACTGGCAGGGCAAATCGGCAGCAGAGGTCAAAGCCGCCCTGAAGTCCCGCGCCAAGGCCGAGGCTGAGCGAGACGTTGCGAAAGAAGCCGGCACTTATCAAGGCAAAGGTGAGCGCCTGACGTCGGCCGATGACGCTGTCGAGCGTGCCGTGCGCCGGATCCTCGCATCTGATCGTAACCTGACAGAGCAGGAGCTGCGCGACCGCGCCAACCAGATCGCCGAGCCGAACCGAAATCCGCGATCTGGCTGCGGCGAACATTTCTCCGGACAAAGCCACTCGCATCTGGCAACAGCATGAAGCGTCAGCCGTCGAGCCGGTCGATGGTGTCATGCTCCCGGAAACCGGGCGATGGACAGATACGTCCGCCCGTCAGTCCTTCGAGGCGGCTATTGCTCGCGAAGCGGACATCGCCGTCGTGTCGCCAGGGCAGGAAAAGCCGCTGTTCCTGTCGCGACCGGTCGGTGCCCTGCTTGGGCAGTTCCGCGGGTTCACAGCCGCTGCGCACGAGCGAGTGTTCATCGCCAATCTGCAGCGGCGTGATGCACGCACGGTCTCCGGCCTCATGTCGACGCTCGCCGCCGGCATGCTGAGTTACAAGCTCTATACCGTCGTCACCGGCCAGCAGGCGAGCGACAAGCCGCAGGACTGGATCAAAGAGGCGGTGAACCGTTCGGGCATCACCGGGTGGGTGAGCGATATCAACGCCGCCCAGGCCAAGGTGTTTGCCGGGAAGACCGACATTTTCCGACTGATCGGATCCGACCGGCCGTTGTCCCGATACGCCCAGCGCTCGGCGCTCGCGAGCTTCCTCGGGCCGACCTACAGCCGTCTGGAGAAGCTGCAGGGGCCGCTCTACAGCCTGTCGCAGGGCACATGGACGCCAAACGACACTGACGCCATTCGCCGGTGGGCGTGGCTTCAGAACCACTTTGCACTCCGGCAGCTGTTCTACAGGATGGAGGGGAAATAACGCAGGGCCGGGGGCAGTGCGACCAGTCGGCGGCGGTGCAATGGTCCGGCCATGAGCACGTCGCCGATCCCGCCCATTCTCGATCAGGACCGCTATGCCGTCTATCAGCCGACGGCGGCCACAACTGATTTTGCGCTCAGGTTCCCGCTGTTCGGCGAGGCGGCGGACATCGCCGTCTATCTCAATGGAAACCTGCTGACGTTGGGTACAGATTATACCGTCCGATCCACCGCGAACGGTGCAAGTTTGACACCGTCTCCGGTCACTGACGCCTATGTCCGCCTCAGCGCCGCCATCTCATCCGGCAAGCTCGAAATCTACGGCAACTTCCGGCCGCGCCGCACAATCCAGGCAACGGCGCCCTACGGCACGAGAGACTTCAACTTCTCCTTCTCACTGCTGATGGCGGTTTTGCGCGAGATGTGGTCTCAGTTCACGCGGGCCATCCAGGCACCTGTAGGGGAAGCGTCGCTGACCTTGCCGAGTAAGGCAGTCCGATCTGGTCAGGTGCTGGGGTTCGATAGTAACGGTAACCCCGCGGCCGTTGGCGATTACGCCAGCATTGCAACCGGCGCGGCTACGGCCACTGCGGCGGCCAAGACAGCGGTGGATGCGGCGACAGCAGCAGCGGCGTTCGACCCCGCCAGATTTTCGACGAAGGAGCAGACAGCAGAAACGTTGGAGGCCTATGTAAAGGCGACCCGAAAAATGAGGACCGGCGTCGGCCTGTCTCTCAACGGCCACGCTGGCACCGACGAAGAGCCGGCAGAGGCGGATTTAACGGCCGATCTATTCTTCAAAATGGTCTTTGCGACGTCAGAAGAAGCAGCCGCCGGCTTGTTGACGGACAGGTCTGTTCCCCCGGCCGCCCTTAAGGCCGCGATCAAAGCTTTGGGGGCATCCGCTTGTGCTTCCCTCTCCGGCGGCCAGCTCGCCTATGTCTCGACTACGACCTATTCCGTTACGCCCGGATATGCGGCCGCAGAGGGAGGCTCGCCCGCTTCGATAGCGCTTGCCACGAGTCTGACGAAAAGCCTCTCTGCATGGGCTGCCGGCGCCGGTGCGGGCTCACTCGACATGGGGGTGGTGGCCGCAAACACCTGGTACCATGTCCACCTTATCGCCAACGCAGCCGGTAGCGCTGTTGACGTGCTTTTGTCTCTGTCGCCCACGGCGCCGACGATGCCTGCCGGATACACATCCCGCCGGCGTATCGGATCGATCAGGACGAACGCTTCGAAGCAGATCACGAGTTTCGTGCAGATTGGCGATGATTTCTTCTGGACCGTCCCCGTTGCGGACCTCAGCATCAACCCTATTCCGACGACAGCTACGCTCTACGCGCTCTCGGTGCCCTCCGGCGTGAGCGTGACTGCCAACCTGACGGCCCAACAACTCGCAATCGGCACGAACTATATCGGCGCTCTACTCTCCCCGCCCGATGTGCCCGACATCGCGCCCGGCGCTGCCGCCAACCCGCCGACAGGGCCGTTCAACGTCGGCGTAAACCTGACGATGGTCGGTTCAATGGTTTCGCTTCGTGTTCGCACAGACACCGCAAGCCATATTCGCGTTCGGGCGAACGCGACCAACTCCAACCCGCTGTATGTCTACACCTACGGATGGACCGATGATCGGGGGAAACTCTGATGGCTTATGTTGAGATAAACACAGGCGTCGTTGTCGGCGTCTTCGCGACACCTCAGCCCGACCGGTCAACTGTCGACGCCCCCGAAGGCGTTGGTCTGGGGTGGTGTTTTGATGGAAAGGCATGGACCAAGCCCTCAGGGGCATCCCCACTCTCGCTACTGACGGCCCGACAGCTCCGCCTCGGGCTGCTCAAGATCGGCATCAAGCCGGCCGACGTCGCGGCGGCGATCGCAGGCTTACCGGCCGACCAGCGGGACGCTGCCGCGATCGAATGGGACTATGCCTCGGAATACCGGCGCGACCATCCGCTGATCGCCACCCTCGGCGAGTATTTCGGCCTTTCGACCAACCAGATTGATGCGGCTTGGCTCGATGCCATAAAGCTCTGAAGCGATGGGGAGATTTTGATGCGAACCACGTGCGACCTCGCCGTGCAGAAAATCAAGCAATGGGAAGGGCTTAGGCTCAACTCCTATCAGGACAGCGGCGGCGTCTGGACCATCGGCTACGGCCACACCAGCGATGCTTCCTTCAAGGTCGGCCCTGGTCAGACGATCACCGAAGCCAAGGCGACCGAACTCCTGCGTGTCGATTTGCGGGAGGCGGAACAGGCTATCGACAGGGGCGTGACAGTGCCTCTCAACGACAACCAGTTTGGGGCGCTGGTCTCGTTCGCCTACAACGTCGGTAACGCCGCCTTCCGCAAAACGACGCTGTTGAGGAAGCTCAATGCCGGCGACTACGACGCCGTGCCCTCCGAACTCGCGAAATGGAACAAAGCTGGCGGCAAGGTCGTTCAGGGACTGGTCAATCGTCGCGCTGCCGAGGCCGGCCTGTGGTCCACCGGCGCCTTCGTGGCAAGCGCGTCGGCGCCGGCCGCGGCAGGATCGACGATCACCCAGGCGGTGACCCGGCCTGAAGTCCTCGGCGCATTCACGGCGTCGGCCGGCGGCATCGCCACGGCGGCATCAGGCAGCGGCCCGCTGTCGTGGGCTGTTGCGGCCGTTGTCGTGCTTGCCGCAGTGCTCGTTGCGATCATGCTTATCCGCAGAGAGCTGAGGGCCTGACATGCTGGCTCTCGCCACCCTCTTTTCGTGGGGCCGGACCAACTGGCGTCTTGTCCTCGTCGGCCTAGCAGCCTTCGCTCTGCTCTTGGCCGTGTGGGCGATTTTCGAGGCCGGCCGGAACAGTGAGCGGGCGAAACAGGATCGGGCGTCTACGGCCGCCCTGCGCGACAGGAGCGCGATCGACGATGCGGTACGGACCGATGACGATGTGGCGCTTTGCATGCGCCTTGGCGGTGGCGGCGACTGTCGGGGCCTGCGCCACGGGCGGTAGCACCTGCGACGGCTGGCGGCCGATCCCGCTGAAGCCGGCGTCGGCCGTGTATCTAGTCAGCAATGATCGACCGGCGGCCGAGGCGATCGCCGGACATCAGGATTTTGGCAAGCGGAAGTGTGGGTGGAAGTGATGCCGGATCTCCGGAAAGAAATCTCGATCTCGACCGTCATCGCCCTGGTGACGCTGGCCATGGCGCTGGCCGGCGGATGGACTGCGCTGCAAACGTCGATTACGGGTGTAGAGACCAAGGTCGCCGACCACGATCGGCGCATCGGCGAGATCGAGGCGGACGGCAAGGCCGGCCGGGCCGACAGCCTGCGGGTGCTTCAAGATATTGCCGAGATCAAGACTGACCTGAGGTATCTGCGACAGGCTATGGAGAGGGATGGGAAAAGGTAGCAAGGCCGCGCGACCTCAAGGCGGATTGATGGTCGGGCTATTGAAGCGAGTTCCAGTATCCAACCCGGATCGCATTTCCAGCTGAGGGAAATTCAAAGTAAAAACAACCGTGTAACTTTGCCTTCCAAGCTGAATACGAGGGTTCGATTCCCTTCACCCGCTCCAGCTTTCCCTCTTTTGTAGCTTCTCAGGCGGCCACGGCTTGCGGCTTGCGGCCGGGCATCGGCCGGAAGGTCGAAGCGATCAGGACGGCGCCGAGTCCCATGCCGAACGACCCGATGTAGAGCCAGCGGTAGCTCGATGTGGCATCGTAGATCATGCCGCCGACCAATGGCCCGGCCGCCATGCCGAGGCTGCCGGCCATCGCCGTGCCGCCGATCACCGTGCCCATCATGCGGAGCGGAAAGCTTTCCCGCACCAGCACGGCGTAGAGCGGCATGATGCCGGCGTAGATGAAGCCGAACAGCGCGGCCACCGAGTAGAAGCTGGCGAGGTTGCCGGCAAAGATGTAGGCGAGCGCTCCGAAGGACTGGGCCAGCAGGCCGAGCACCAGCACCCGCT